ATCAGTTTGTCAATCGATTTCCCCTCTCCTGCTTCCTCGTCAAGGTAGCTCCACCAGCGTTCAGTGAGATCCTTAGAGCCTTCCTCTCCCCATGAGAGCTTCCAGTACGCGTGGACGCCTCCGGAACCTGAGGAGACTATAATGGACGGAGCAAGGGCAAGCCTGTTAAGGAATTCGATGATCTCGGCCTGTGACTTGAAACCCTTTTCCTTGACATCGATGTCCGCCCATACTCCGGGAAGGTAGGAGACGTTGTCTTCCTTGCCGCGCTTGAAGAGTTCAACGTCTTCCTTCACTGGCCCTACCCCGAAGTACAGGTTGTACTGCTCAGCCTCACCGAAGATGAGTCCGTTCAGCGTGTCGTCATCCATTCCGATGAAGTCTCGTGCGACGATTGTTTGTGAGATGGTATTGAACTTGCCGATCTTTTTGGACTTACGCCCAACGATGGCAATCTTGTCGTCAGGACGGAACCACGCCTTTACAAACGTGATAGCGTCCTGAGACGAGACTTCCATCTCTCCGAGGTAATCAGAGAGCTTCATTCTTTCCTTTACTGTAGAAATGCCTTGACTTTGTTAAGATCCTGTGTAACAGGAGATCCGAGGGACTTGACCCCGAGGGATGAAGTCTTGTAGACCTGAGATGTGGTGTCCATGGCCCTGAAGTCCAGAAGAGCGACAACACCCTTGCAGCCGGAAGACCGGATCAAGCGTCCTGCTGCCTGCTGGAAGACCGTTAGAGCCTCGCGCTCGTACCACTTGGAGAAGCCGCGAGATCGCCAGTGTGTGATCTGCTGCTTGCATTCGGCAGAGAAGCGTGGAAGAGGGAACTTTGCCAGAGCCACGACGGAAAGAGCCTCGCCGGGAACGTCCACGCCGACGAAGAAGCTCTTCGTGGCAAGGAGGATCGAGTTCACATCACGCTTGAATTCTTCTGCCAGCTTGTCCTTGTTCGCGTCCTTGGTCTGTACCAGAACGTTGTAGGGTAGCTGCCCTGATGCTCTCAACTGTAGCATCATCTCTGCCGCGTAGTCAAGCTCCTTTCGGGAAGTGAACAGAATGAGTGCACGTCCCTTGGAAACGCTGACAAGATCGAAGAGTTCACTGAAGCTGTAGCGTGCCCCCTCCACGACAGTCCTGTTGGCAGGGGTGACGTAGATAAGCTGCTGGGTCTGGAGCGAGAACGGAGTATCAACGTCCACTTCCGGACCGTCAGGGAATCCGATGCACTGACGTGCGTAACGGAAGGTTCCGTCCGTGAGGTCAGTCAGGGTTGCCGACAGGAGAATGTTGGACTGCGCTCCGGGAACGCCCCAGATGAACTTGGCACGTGCCGACACATCCAACGGTACCATACGCAGCGTCATTCCGGGAGTACCGTCACGCTTCTCCCAGCCGTCCACGAGGACGCCGAAAGTGCCGTACTGGTTGATAATCCCGTCCTTGGTCTGGATGGCCTGCTGAAGCAGCAGAGCGGTTTCCCAGAGGTCTCTTGTGGCGCGTAGACCCTTGGAGATCTTCCGGACCCCCTTGACCTTCTCATCCTTCGCCGTCTGGAGAGCTACGGACATGTACTTCGCCGTCTTGGTAAGCTGGTCGATGATGAGTTGTAGTCGCTTAGGGTTCTCTTCCTCATATTCGGTCATAGCCATAGCCATAGCCGCTGAGGGCATGCCCATCGGGTACTTCAGGGACAGCGCCTGACATGCTCCCTGCCATTCTCCGCCGTTGTTGGCTTCCAGAAGCATGAAGAACTTCTTGATATTCTCCAACATGGCACGGTATGCGTCAAGTGCGAAGTCCGACTCGTAACCGATGGTGCTGTGAGAGACAGCCGCCTGAGCATGGGAGATTCCTTCAGCCACGGAGCTTGCCATGGTTTCAAGCTCACGCTCTGTGAGTTCCTTGGTCCACTGGGATACGAGGACAGGTTCAAGCTGGTGCCCCTCATCCACGACAAGGCAATCAATGCTGCCCAGCAGCCCGTCCCCGTCCACAGATCCTGCCTTCATTTCAACGTCTGTGGCGAGCACAGCGTGGTTGACGACGACAAGGTCAGCGGTCAGGGCTTCCTGACGTGCTTTCGTAGAGTAGCATAGATCCCCTGAGCACTGGTTGTCAGCACAGAACGCGGAAGACGACGCAATACGCGACCACTGGTCGGCAGTAAGCTCACGTCCGAGGACGCGTTCAACATCTTCCTGTTCACCGAAGCCGAGGTTCGACTGGCGAGTCTTCAGCTTCTCCACGAGGGAGGACATGAAGATGTCTCCGATTGCGGCCTGATCAGCGACGTTGAGGCAGAGGTAGTTGGTACGTCCCATCAGCTTCTTGTAGGTGAATCCCTTATACAGGGTTGCAAGAAACGGGAGATCCTTATTGAAGATCTGTCTCTGGAGTGTTAGCGTTTCCGTAGAGATTACACCACGGAAGGTTTTCTTCTTCTTACCGGCGTTCTGAATAGCGTTGATCATCGGGATCAGAGCCGAGAATGATTTCCCCGTTCCAGTGCTCGCCTGTGCCACGAGGTTTCCCTTAGTCTCGATGGCATCGATGATGCCCTGTCCGAGGGTTGCCTGCCCTGTGCGGATTTCGCGGCCTTGTGCCATAACGGGTGCAAAAATATCAGCCCATTTAGTTGTCAAAATATTGTCCTTATCTTATACAGATTCTTATCTTACGTCAGGTGTCTGACTCTGTCAAACAGAACATACAGTCATCAGAGGTTATTCCTCTGTTGGCATGCCATCTGACATGTCTACCCCTATTGGGCTTCCCTTTCTTAGACTCTGAAAGCTTACGTTTAGTTTTCTCAGACATCGGTATTCCTCGATTATGTGCAGGCTTACCGAAGTGTGGGTTCTTTTCTCCAGACATTGACACAGACATCTTGGCTCTGGTTTCTTCAGAGCGGGTGATTCCTGTAAGGGCTTCAGAAACTTTTTTCTTGGTCTCCTCAGTGTGCTTCCGTCCGTAGTTGTAATGAGTCTCCCCGCCTGTCCCGAATGCCCAATGACTCTCACCAGATTTGGCGTCAGACATCTTCTTTCTAGTTTCTTCCGATATTTCCCTGCCGAAGTTGGGGTGACTCTCACCACGAGGACCGTACTCTTTCCACCAATTCGATATCTTGTCTTTGGTTTCTTGGGTCTGGACCTTACCTGTACGTGCTTCAGACAACTTCCTTCGTACCTCCGGGGACATTGAAGTTCCACGCTGACCGCCTGAGGTCTTGTTCAGCAGTCTGTGTCCTCTATCGGAGAAGACATCTATCCACATTCTCTCATAGAAATCAATCTCTGAGTCAGAAGAACATACGTTGAGTGTGTCAAAGGTTACGTGAAAATAGTTGTCCCGAATCCATGAAGACTTATCTGACCGGTAGTTAGGGTTGTCAGGATTTCTAGCGTCCTCAATATGCTCCCTGAAGCGTACACTTCCTCGACTAGTTAGACCTACATACCTATACTCATGGGTAGGGTCGAAAGTTGCTCTGATAGCATACACTATATAGGGGTAATCACAAATTAGACTTGCGCTCATTTATTCCTTTTCTTGTGACAAAATGTAGTCCACAGACTGAACACTCTAGGTGGGTTCTCGTTCGCTTACGATCAAGAATCTCCAGTTTGTCGGTGGAGCCGGGACCGCAGTACGAGCAGAATATAGGAGTCCGCTTGTAAGTTTGCTGCTCCCCAAACTCATTTATGGATTGGTTCTGTCGAAGCTCTTCCTCATCGGCTGACCCCCAAACACCATATCGTTCTTTGTTGTCGTAGGCGTACTGTAGGCACTTTAGCCTAAAGGGGCAAGTAACGCAGACGGCCTTGGCCCTCTCAACCTCTTCCGGATCTTCTGAGAAGAAGTCAATGATGCGCGGAGCATCAGAGTCATCCGTTATGGTGAGTTGGGCGCAAGGCGCGTCTTTGATCCAGTCAGTATTACTCATTTACGATGAGTCCTTCTAGGATCTCACCGGTATCTTCGATGAATTTGTCTGTTCTCTCATAGCTGGTGATGCCGACTTTTTCATAGCCGCCAAGCTTCCCGATCTCTCGGGCTACTTCCATGAGGTCTTCTGGTGTTTCAATTTCGTGGTCAGTGTTGATCGGAATCGTACCGATTCCCATAGACTGGTCACCCGGACGCAGACCGCTCTGAGGGAACTCAAAGGCGTACTGGATCACATAATTGAAGGACTCTTGCTGAGCCGTGGGTTGGGGAGAGGACATAAATCTGTCTTTCTAGTATAGCTGTTTCTAACAGTATACAGCAAAGAGACAGACTTGTCCAGTCTAGCTTACCTTTTCCAGTTCTGTCAAGACCTTCTCGGTGACCAGTTTCACAATGTCATCCGCTGCTTCCTCGAAGTTCGGCACGTGCTTGCGTACTTCACCCATCACCATAGCAGACGTGATGCCGTCTTCAGGTGTGATATGGGGCAGGTCTTCAGGGACGTGTTCCATTGCGTACATGCAGAGCTTGCGAAGCTGGCTGTCATCCATGGCCGACAGGCTTTCCTCCAGATCAACGCGTCCGGGACGGATGATCGCCGGATCGAGCGTCTCACGGTGGTTTGTGGTCATGATGGTGATCACTCCGTGAGGTGACTGGAAGCCGTCCAGAACGTTCAGCAGGCCCTGCATGGTGACTCCGTCAGACTTGTCACGGTCCTTGGCGGCTGTGACTGTGTCGATGTCTTCCAGAACCACGATGGAGTTCTCACGGATGCCGTTGAAGCACTCAGAGAGCGTGTCGTCGCTGACGATGGAGGACAGGTTGATAACGAAGACGTTCATGTGCAGTTCGTTGGCGATTGCCAGCGCTGTAGAGGACTTACCGGTTCCCGGCTCACCGGCAAGCATGACGCCTGTGCGGAACGGGATGTCGAGCTTCTGGTAGGCCTTCTCGTTCTTGGCGAACTCACGGAGGTAGTTGAGAATCCGGTCGAACTGTCCATCCTTCAGGATAACAGAGTCCGACGTGCGGCGCGACAGTTCACCTTTGCGGCGGAAGTCGCCGTATTTGTTCGCAATGAACAGGTTGGGCCGGTTGGTGACGATGTGCTGGCTCTCTGCCTTGATCTTGGCGAGGACAGCGTCCTTTGCCTCGATGGACTGGCAGATGATGTTGATGGATTTCGTCATCCGGTAGTTTGGCTCACTGTTGGAGCTTCCCTTGTTGACCGCTGATTCCGGGATCTCGGTGAAGATCTTGACGGTGTGCCCGTCAACGTCGATCTCCTGCGTGAAGCTGCCGTCGAAGCTGAAGAGTATCTCCACAGCGCGGTTTCCAGTGGTCCGTGCAACGTCCCAGTCGTCCGTGTAGGAGATGTTTGAGTAGGCGTAGATGGAGCGCTGCTCTTCGGGCGGGAGGGCCTTCAGGAACCATTCCTCCACGATATCATAGATATCTTCGTCTTCTTCGATCTTTATGGTGAAGACATCCGGTGCGGTGTGTCGCTGGTAGAAGGTTACGATGCTGCGGACAGCAGAGGCAACGGTCATCAGAGATGTTCCGGCGCTGAGGATCTTGACAAGATTGCTGTCGTTCTTGCTGGACAGACCGGCCACTGCGAGGGACATAACGTCTGTGGAGATCCGCTGAAGATCTGCTCGGGCTTCTGCATCTTCCCGGAGTTTCTTCGAGAGTCGTGCGAGGTTTTTCTTTGGCATGTCCTTCTTTCTTGTCATTATATGTTGTAGATTCTTACGCTCTCAAGGAACTCAGCTATCTTATCACGGTCTGAGGCTTCAGGCAAAACGGAGTCGCAAAGCTGGACATGAGAAACAGCACGGCTGATTTTCTCATCTAGCTCATCAAATGAGAGAGTGTCCAGTGCGAAGTACTCCTCAGGGTCATCCACCTTCACGTTGAAGGTGCCCGTCTTTAGGAGATCTGCTCCTTGTCGTGCGATACGGAGAGTGTGCCGCGCCATTTTCGGCTTGTGGTTGGGGTAGTCTGCTCGGACTCGGTTGAGTTGAGATACAGCGTACCCGTGATAGTGGTTCCGAATACCTTTAGTGTAAAGGATAGATTCCCGGATGTCAATTAGTCCTTGCCCTTCTGATGTCAGGATCTCGTAGTCGTTCATCCACATCAGTTCGATGAGGGTTGGGTTGCACTTGAGGGCAAGCTTCAGGAACTTCCCGATCTCGTGGAGCGTGGTGTCGTCTCCGGTTGGTCCGGCGTCTGACCATGACTCGTCGGATTGGCTCCAGTTGAGTCCTGCAACGTCGATGGTGGATGCAATGAAGATTCCCATGCGGTCTGTGTCGGAGTTTTCGTGATCCAGCCCGTAGGCTTTGGAGCCGGTTACGGCTTGTAGGCAGATGTTCTTTTTCATGGTAGTTCGATCCTACCATCTTACGCAGAAAAAAGAAAGCCCCTACCGAAGTAGGGGCTTCCTGTTAGGCGTTGCGTCGTCGTCCGGTAGCGGACAGGATTCCGAAGAGGAGCAGACCGGCTCCCATAGCGCTGCCGCCGACCATGAGG